TATTACCAGGCTGAAGGAACAATGGAAGCAGAAGTACAGTGGTGATAACACTGGCGATATTGCTGTGATTGGTGGCGGGATGACTTACCAAGCACACAAGATGAACGCCACGGACTCGCAGCTTGTCGAGCAACTCAAACTTTCTTCAGAAGGCATTTGTTCTGTTTACCATGTTCCACCTCACATGGTTGGCGTTGGACCAATGCCATCCCATGATAACATTGAAGCTTTGACACAAGCATATTATTCAAACTGCCTTCAGATTCACATTGAAAAGTTTGAGCTTTTAACCGCAATTGGTCTTGATATGCCTTCTGGAACAAGAGTTGAGCTTGATCTTGAAGGACTTTTTAGAACAGATACCACTCGCAAGATGGATGTTATGACCAAGGGTGTGTCTGGAATGATTATGAAGCCCAATGAAGCAAGGGCGAAGTTTAACCTTGAGCCTGTTGAGGGTGGGGATGCCGTTTATTCTCAGCAGCAATACTATAGCCTTGAGGCACTGTCCAAGCGTGATTCTGATGATCCGTTTGCGAAACCTGAGCCTCCTGCTGCTCCTGAGCCTGAAGAACCAGAAGAAGATGAAGACATGGAAGATGATGAGGAAGAAATCAGAGCGCTGCTTTTGTATGGAATTGATAAGGCAAACGCAGAGTTTCCGATGACTTCTCTTTTGAGAGGATATAATGCAAACTGATCTTCGCAAGTTTACACAAGACATATTTCAGCGCCTTCAGGTTTATATCAAGCCAGTTGTAGAGCATCTTGAAAACAGAATTGAAGCCATTGAAGCAAAAGAGCTGCCTTCTGATCTTGTTAGAAAATCTGATCTTGAAAATGCAGTATCTTCCGCAAACTCTGCCATAGCAGATGCTGTGAAAGATACTGTTGACCCTGAGTTTCTTGAGGCACAACTCAAACAGTTTGCTGATGAGATTCGCGCTGATATACCAACTGCCATAAAAGGTGATCCTGGTGAAAAAGGTGAAAAAGGTGATCGTGGACTGAAAGGTGAGCGTGGTGAAAAAGGTGAAACTGGTGAAAAAGGTGATAAAGGTGATCGTGGGCTGAAAGGTGAGAAAGGTGAAAAAGGTGAACAAGGACCAGCAGGTGATCGTGGTCAGCAAGGTGAAAAAGGTGATCGTGGCGAAAAGGGAGATGTTGGAGAACAGGGAGAAAAGGGAGAGCGTGGCGAAAAAGGCGAGCCTGGCGACACAGGTCCTGCTGGCCCTCCTGGTAAGTCAATCAGTAGTGAAGCTGTACAGCTGATGGTAAATGCAGCTGTTGAGAAGCACATGAGTGAGCTTGTGCTGCCGACACCTCTTGATATTGACGTACTGCCACGGATTGATGAATCAAAAAGCTATCCACGTGGCACATATGCTAGTCATAAAGGTGGAGTCTGGAAGGCTGATCAGCAAACAGAAGGCATGGATGGTTGGCGTTGTATCCTTAATGGATTCCCAGGAACAATGGATGTTGATTTTGAGGATGCAAGAAACTGCAAAATCACTTTGCACAAAGCACATGGTGAGCCTGAATATATTGAGCTTAAAACGCCTGCTTTGATTTATCGTGGGGTCTACAAAGAAAAAGAGCTTGATTCATACGATGCTGGTGACGTTGTAAGTAATAATGGTTCAATTTGGATTGCCGTAAGTAAACCAAAGAAAGCACCTGGCATGGGCAGCCCAGAAGAAACTGGCTGGCAGCTGTCTGTGAAGCGTGGTCGTGACGGGAAGTCTGCCTAATGACAACTCAACCTCTTGAGTATTGCACGCTTGAAGAAGCGAAATCACAACTCAGGATTCCTTTTGCTGATTCAACTCAAGACTCTCATATTGAGCAGCTTATATATGCCGCATCACAAATGGTTAAAAATTACATGGGCGATAAGTCTGTGTACCAAGCGGTTTATGGTGATGACGATGAGCCTCTTGAGCGTGATTCAAATTATGAGCCAATTCTTGAGTCTTTCTCTGATCAGCCACGAGCAGAAAGAGTTAGGTATGAAGTCAAGCAGGCTGTTTTGATTTTGATTTCTGAGTTATATCGAAATCGTGAAGGTGATGGAAATTTTGATGGAAATTATTTGCCATCGCCTGTTCGCGCAATATTGTACCCACTGAGAGACCCTGCTTTATGAGCCTTGCTGCAGGTGATTTGAGGCACGCTGTTACTGTTGAGCGCCCAGTGAAAACTCAGGATTCAGAAACTGGTGAACAGGTTGTTACTTGGGTTCCATTTTTTGAAGATTTGCCTTGCTCAATAAAGCCTCTGTCCGTAAAAGATTTTCTCCAGTCTGGCGCTGTTCAATCAAATATATCTGTAAGGATCACGATCAGGTATATAGCAGGGCTTACAAAAGACATGAGGTTTGTTGGTAAAAGCGGCCCATATATTGGTGAGATTTTTAATCCTGCTGGATTCTTCAATGATGATGAGAGTGGTATGGAATACATAACTGCTCCCTGCAGTACTGGAGTAAACGCTGGGGATGTCTAACAGGAAATGGGCTGGGAGGAATGTGGCTGTCCTTGCTACTGGGCCGAGTCTTACGGAAAAAGATGTTATTGCTGTTCGTGACGCGGGATTTATTACAGTTGCGGTGAATCATGCTTGGACAATAGCGCCTTGGTGCGATGTTCTTTATGCTGGCGATGCTCGTTATTGGCGAGCGCATCATGAAGACATAGAAAAAGCAGGAATCAAAGCAAAAAAATATAGTAAATCAGCCAATGCCCAAAAAAAGTATGGTGCCGTGGCCACGAAAAGCAGAATGAAAGGCGACTATAATAGTGGACAGATGGCTATTGAGCATGCCCTGAAACATTCTCCTGATCTGATAGTGCTCCTCGGGTTCGACGTTTCTTTGGATGATGGCTTGCACTTCCACGGCCCACACAAGAAAACTCCAAATCCTAATCCCAAAAGAATCAGCAAATGGATTGAGCAGTTTGAAAGGATTCCAAAAAATTATGATATTGGAAATATTATTAACTGCTCAAGAAAAACCTCATTGACAATGTTCAAGCGTGAGCCACTTGAAGATGTCATCAATCGCTTATCTTAATTTGCGCCATGGTGTTCCTGAGCGCAGAGAGGCTTTTGTAAATGGTCTTTCTGCACTTGGATATAAGGTCAAATCTGTGCTCGGCCAAGCAACACCAAGTAATGGTGATGTTTTTGTAACTTGGAATCGCATTGGTAAATCCGATGTTGTTGCAAGGGCTTTTGAGAAAATGGGTTGTCCTGTTCTAGTGGTTGAAAATGCTAGTTGGGGTAATGATTTTCTTGGGTATAGGTGGTATCACATTGCAAGAAAATACCACAACCAGAAAGGCGCATTCCCAGTTGGGAGTTGTTCGCGTTGGGATAATCTTGGTTATGAGCTACTACCATGGAGGAAAGCTGGTGAAACAGTGGCGCTTCTTCAGAGAGGAATCGGGCCAAAAAAGATTCGCATGCCAGGAAATTTCACAAAAACTTTGATGGAGAAGCATCCTGCTGCCAGAATCAGAAGGCATCCTGGTACTAGAAAATTCACACCACTCATTGATGATCTTGCAGAAGCAGGCGAGGTTGTTACTTGGGGCTCAGGTGCTGCTATCAAAGCATTGCTTTGGGGTATTCCTGTGAGATCATATTTGCCAAATTGGATTGGTGAACAGGACAATACTGATATTGGAAGGCTTGAAATGTTTCAGCAGCTAGCATGGGCACAGTGGACACTGGATGAAATTGATCAAGGCATACCATTCAGGAGACTTCTTTGAATATCCTGGTAACTGGCCGCGGCAGCTCAGGTAGTTGGAAAGTCAGGGGTGAGCAGCTGGGTGGTGCTATTGGTGCCAGAGTCAAGCCAAATGCTTCTGAAATAGATGTTGACTGGGCAGACATAGTAATAGTTGTTAAGCGCCCAATACATAATTTCATGCCTATGCTGAAGAAGTCTGGCAAGCCATGGGTTTGGGATGTTGTTGATTTTTATCCGCAGCCAGCATGCTCAAATTGGAATAGCAGTCAAGCAATAAAATGGGTTTGGAAGCAAATCAAAACATATCAACCAACTGGTATCATCTGGCCAAATAGAAAAATGGCTGAAGATTGTAGCAGAAGTGAAAATGATATTGTGCTTTATCACCACCACTGGCCTGGCATTCAGATAAATCCCATTCGTGATCGCATCACTGTTGTGGGCTATGAGGGCAGTGCAAAATACCTTGGTAGATGGGAAAAGGAAATCAGAAAGCAGTGTGACCTGCGAGGGTGGAAGCTGGCTATAAATGAAGGCTGTCATGCAGATTGGGATATTTGCGTTGCTTTTCGTGATCTTGAATTTAATGGCTACCCACAAAAGAATTGGAAAAGCAATGTTAAGTTGGCAAATGCTCAGGGGTCAGGAACTCCATTTATAGGTGCTTTTGAGTGCGGGTACACTGAGACTCGTTCTGGGGCAGAGATGTATGCCAGCGATCCTTCTGATATTGGTAGGTGGTTTGATAGGATTGAGAGCCAAGAGACACGGAAGGCATTGTCTGATGCACTATTGTCAAAGGCATATTCCTTGGATGATGCATCAAGAGACTTGAAAACATATTTGGAATTGATGGTTTGAAAGTTGGTGTTTTCATTCCTAGTATGCCCTCAAAGCCTACTGCTTTGATGCACGCTGTGCGTAGATCATTTATGTCTTCGGGGCATGCTGTACAGCGCATAAATGAAAATTCCAAATTTAGTGGTGATTTAGTTGCTTTGTATGGATGGGGTGGTCATCGTCAGCAGTCTCTTATTGAGAAAATTGAATGTAATTACGTTGCCTTTGATCTTGGATATTGGGAAAGAGGTGGATTCTTCAATAGAAAGTGGCGGGTCAGCATAAATAATTGGCATTGTCCTGATCTCATTTTCAATGGTCCTTACAAAGGCAACAAAGAAAAAACTCCAGCAATATCAAAAGATTCTGTTAACCCTGATGGACACATTCTTTTAATTGGTAGCAGCACAAAAAGTGCAAGGGTTGGTGCTTCTGGTTGGTCAAAGCAAATGGCAAAACAGATTAGAAAAAAATTTCCAGAATCAAAAATTGTATACAGGCCAAAGCCAAAAAGAATTGTTGAGAGAGTTGATTGTGATGCTATCAGTGAAGGGTGTGATATACAAGAAGCAATGATTGGGGCGAGGCTTGTTGTTTGCCGCCACTCAAATGTTTCTATTGACGCTGCTATTGCTGGTATTCCGTGCGTGGCTGAGGATGGTGCTGGTGCTGCTATATACCCACGCACTATTGATGATTTTGAAAACCAACCAGATATTAAAGCACGCAGGACTTTAATCAGAAAACTTGCTTGGTGGCAGTGGTCTATAAATGAATTAAAAACTGATCCATCATTATTTACTAATTGGTTGGAGCTACAGCTGAGTAATATAAAATGAAGATTAACTTTGCGTGCGGAAAGCAAACCTGGGATGGATGGTACTGTATTGATGCTGCTCAGCATCCAAAAGCAACCAGAGAAGTTGACCTGCTTCACGCATTCAGATTTGATGGCGAAACACTTGCCAACAAGCTTCATATTGATGATGGTGTTGCCAGTGAGGTTCACTCATATCACTTCATAGAGCATGTATACCAGTGGGAAGCTCCAGCAGTAATCAATGAATTCAAAAGATTGTTGCGACCTGGTGGAAGGCTTGTTCTTGAGCTTCCCAATATTGAGCTTGCATGCAAGCATCTGCTTAAAGGCTCAACAGATCAGTATTCAATGTGGCCACTTTATGGTGATCCTGGGACTCGTGATGTATACATGTGTCATCGCTGGGGATATACTCGGGATACAATCAGTAAATTGTTAAAGTTTTGTGGCATGCGTGAAATTGTTACCATGAATCCAAAAACTCATGGGGCCAGGAAAAATCGTGACATGCGAGTAGAGTGCCGCAAGTGAAAGTTTACATCGGCTATGACAAGCGTGAGGATGCTGCATATCAAGTGGCAAAAAGCAGCCTTAAAAGATCAAGCGGCATAGACTGCGAGGCACTCTGCGATGAGCGACTCAGAGCTGTTGGACTTTATACTCGCAACGTTGATGCTCGTGATGGTGCTTTTTATGATCTGCCGAGCCAAGCACCCTGTTCAACAGCATTTGCTACTACAAGGTTTCTTGTTCCGATTCTTTGCCAGCGGGGTTTTGCTCTTTTTTCTGATTGCGACGTTATCTTTATGGATGACGTTTCCTCAATCTTAAATGAGATTGAGCCTGGAAAAGCGGTGTATGTTGTGAAGCATAATCATGCTGGTGATGAAGGCATGAAAATGGATGGTCAAAAGCAGACTAAATATCCAAGGAAAAACTGGTCCAGTGTTATGCTGTTTGATTGTGATCACCCAGCTAACAAAAGACTGAATCTTGAGTCAGTCAACAGACTGCCTGGCCGCGACCTACACGGATTTTATTGGCTTGCTGATAGTGAGATTGGCGTATTGAATCCAAGATGGAACTGGTTGGTTAATGTCTCGCTGCGTCCTGAGTCTCCTGCAATAGCACACTTCACACTCGGTGGTCCTTGGATACCTGATTGGTCTGGCGCAAAATACGATGATCTTTGGCTGGAGCATGCTAATGCCTGATGGCATAACAGCTACCCTGGTTGGAGTTCAGGAGCTTGAGCTCACATTCAAGCGTTTCAAAGATGAAACTAAAACAAAAGTTGCAAAATCTGCACTTCGCACAGCTGCTAAAAAAACTATTTTTGAACAGGCATTGAGAAATGTTGCTCAGTTAAATGATCCAAATACTGCGAATGATATTTCAAAAAATCTTATGCTGAGATTCAATTCAAAATCATTTCGCAGAACAGGAAATATGTCTTTCAGCATAGGTGTCCGTGGGGGTGCAAAGAAAAGAGAAGAAAACCAGCTAAATCCAGGTGGTGATACTTTTTATTGGCGATTTCTTGAGTTTGGCACAAAACATGTTCAAAGACTTGAGCCAATCACCAAAGCTGCTGAGTCGCAGGCTGCTGCATTTTATGCTTTATTCAGAATACAGCTTTCCAAGAAAATGATGGCAGAAGCAAAGCGCCAGTCAAAGAGAAGGGCAGGAAGATCAGGTGCACAGAATTTCAGGCGTGGCATCTTTGGATTGGGTGACTGATGTTTCCTCCACTTTTTGAAACTGTTGTTGCAGATGCTGATGTGCAAAGCATATTTGGCACCACACCAACAAAAGTTTATCCTGTTGAGGCACCGCCTGGAGTTCAATACCCATATGCGGTTTTCAGAACAATTTTTGGTGCTCCTGAGAACAATCTTGGGGATGTTCCTGATATTGATCAGTGGGTTGTTCAGGTTGAAGTTTATTCTGATTCTATTACAGAGTTGCGCGATGCAACTGAGTCATTGCGTGATGCTTTGGAACCAACCGCTCACGTAACAGCATGGAATGGCGAGGAAAGAGATTTTCTCACAAAAGCATTCAAGTACAGTTTTACAGTTGAATTCTGGACACCTCGTGATTCAGCATCAACTTAATGTGAGCCCTTGCCGTTTGGCAAGATTGTAAGCTGCGAGGAGGAATCGCAACATGTCAATTAAGACCCAAGGCACGAAACTTTATGCCGTTGACCCTGACACTGAGACTCTCATTGAAGTGGGTTGTGTTACGTCCATTGATGGTATCGACACCACCAATGAACAGATTGAAACTACTTGCCTGGATGACACGGCACGGACATATGTCTCTGGCCTTGCTACTCCTGGCAATGCAACTTTTGGAATCAATTTTGATCCTGATGATGCTACACACATAAGGATGCACAACCTCAAGAAAGCAGGTACTGTTCTTGAGTGGGTTGTTGGATTCTCAGATGGCACCATTGATCCTGAAGTTGATTCTGGTGGAACCTGGGATTTGTCTGGAACTAGATCATGGATTCGTTTCCAAGGATTTATGACCAGCTATCCTTTCAGCTTTGCTGAAAATTCCGTTGTGCAAAGTAACGTTGGCATCCAGATTTCTGGTGAGCCTGAGCTGCTGCCCAAGGCATCAACGTAATAAGCTGACTGGAGATTAACTTGAAACTTACAGCAGAAACTGTTCAAGAGAAAGGTGGCTTCACTGGGCAGCCTGTAAAGCGTGAGATTTCTTGGAAAGGTGATACGTATGATGTCTATGTGCGTAGACTTTCCTACCGCTCCGCTGTTGATGATGCAAGAGCATATGGGCAAGGTGCTTCGGCAATAGCTGCTCATAGGATAGCAAACTGCATTGTTGATGAAAACGGGCAGCCCATTTTCTCTGTTGAGCATATTACTGGAGTCAAAGAAGATGGCTCACCAGTAATGATTGAGAAAGATGGAGAACAGATTGAGCGCGGCGCCATGGATGACGACCTCGCCACGGCATTGATGCTTGTTATCAGTGAGGTAAACAACCTGGGAAAGAAAAGAGCCACAGCGGCTTAGGAACAGAAGATGAATTCTGGCATGAGTTGGTGTCCTGTGGCATAGGTGGAAGAACAATTGAGGAAGCTAAGTCAAATATGTCTTACTCTGAATTCCTTGACTGGTGCAAGTACAGGGAATATTGGGGTCCAATGCATATTGGCATGCGTGTTGATAGAGCAGTAGCAAGGTTTTTGTACTATTGGATTAGATCAAAAACAAAAGACTCGTCAGTTTCCATTGAAAATTTTTCGCCTTATGAAAAAATGGCAAAAGACAGAAAGATACTGGAATCACCAGAAGCATTTTTCCAGAAACTTTCTAACATCATGAAGGCAGGATAATGGCATCATTAGGCACACTGACTGTTGATATTGTTGCTAGAACAGGCGGGTTCATCCGTGGGATGGATAAAGCTGAGGCAACCTCAAAGAAGTGGAAGCGCAAGGTAAAGCGCGACCTGGCAGAAGTCAGCAGTCAGATGAAAACTCTGGCCACTGTTGGTATAGCTGGTATTGTTGGTGGCTTTGGTGCTGTTGTAGCTGCTAGTGGTAAGCAAGCAGATGCTATCAGGCAAGTTGAAACAAGGTTAAAATCAACAGGTGGCGCTGCTGGAAAAACTTCTGAAGAGCTGCAGAAAATGGCATCTGCTTTGCAGAATGTCACAAGATTTGGTGATGAAACCATTCTTGAAATGCAGTCTGTATTGCTTACTTTCACAAACATTGAAGGGCAAGTGTTTGACCGCACTGTGCCTGCTATTCTTGATCTGTCCACAGCTATGGGGCAGAGCCTTCAGTCATCAGCAGTTCAGCTTGGCAAGGCACTTAATGATCCAATCAAAGGGTTGAGTGCACTATCCAGAGTTGGTATCCAGTTTACTGATGACCAGAAGGCTGTAATTGAAAGTCTTGTTGAGACTGGTGATGTAGCAGCTGCTCAGAATGTAATCCTTGAGGAATTGGAGCGTCAGTTTGGTGGATCTGCTGTAGCAGCAGGTGACACTTTCGTTGGTGCTTTGACACAGGTAAAGAATGCTTTTGGTGACTTGCTTGAAAATGCGGGTGGCCTTGAGGACAACAAAGAAGCACTTCAGGAATTGGTTGATTTTCTTCAAGACCCTGAAACTGTTGCTTCTGCCAGAGCACTGACTGGTGCTTTGATTAATGGGTTTACAACTGTAGCAGATAAGATCAGAGAAACAGTTGGCTTGTTCCAATTTCTTGGTGAAGAGTTTGCCAGGATTCGTTTTGGTGCTGCCAGTGATGATCTTGTAAGACTAAATGAAGAATTGGATAAGGCAAAAGCTGCTCTTGATGGTGGATTCACAGATCGTGTTAGATTCTTTGGACCAGGCGGTATTGTTGAATACTGGGATGAGGATGAGCTAAAAGCAGAAATCAAGAAAATTGAAGATGCGATTGTTGCTGAAGAAAAACGCATAGCAGATAGGGTGCGCAGAGCGGCTGGCGTGAGCAGGCCAGTGCCCACACCCACCACGGCAAATGGCCCAATTACTGGCGGTGGAACAACTACTGGTGGAACACCAGGTGGGGCGCCAACTCCAGGTGAAGCTGCTGATGATCTTGGAGAGTTTGGGCGGCCACAAGAAACATTCGAGCTTGGTGACCCTAGTGCACTAGCACAAATTGAGGCTGCTATTCAGGCCAAGAAAGATCAGTATGCCAAAGAGCAGGAATTAGCCAGAGAAAATCAGGAAAAGCTTGGTGAGATTCGAGAAGAAGGGCAAGAGTTTGAATTTAACCTGATATCACAGGCATCAAGTGACATACTTGGAGTCATTCGTGCTTTCAGTGATGAGTCATCTGGTATTTATCAGGCTGCGTTTGCGCTTCAGAAATCAGTAGCAGTGGCAGAGTCTATCATAGCAATTCAAGCAGCACTTGCTAAGGCGGCAAACAATCCTTTTCCAGCAAACCTTGCTGCTATGGCAACTGTCGCCGCTCAAACAGCAGGTATCGTTGCGACTATCTCTGGAACTAGGATTCAGGGTCAGGCTCACGATGGTATGATGTCAGTGCCAAAGACTGGCACTTATATGCTAGAGCAGGGCGAGCGCGTGGTGCCAGCCGAGACCACGGCAAAGATGGATTCAATGATAGATGAAGCAAGATCAGGATCAGGTGGAATAAGAATTATAAATGCTTTTGATTCCCAGGAAGTTGTTGGTGATTTCATAGGAAGCAGCCCAGGTGAAAAAGCGGTTATGAATGTGGTTAGGAGAAACCAAAGAACCATTAAAGCATTGGCTGCTGTATGAGCAGGGTTGCCTGGCCATTCAAACCTATTTCTCCTGTCCTTGATGTTTACACTTGGTCAACAGATATATTTCAGGCCAAGGCTGCTGAACAGAGAATAGCACTCAGAACAATTCCAGCCAGAGAATTTGCCCATCAGTATGAGGTTAGTGAATATGCTGCTGGGCAAATGCAAATCCTTGTTCGTGAAAACTCTGGGGCTGATGGATTCTATGTTCCTGATTGGACCCAGATGGATTATGTAGGTGCCTTATCCTCGGGCAGCAGCGTCCCGGCAAATGCAGATATATCAGACAGAGTCTATGGTGATAGTGCATTTGTATGGCAGAATGAAAATCAGTTTGAGATTGTTTCTGTAACAGCTGATTCAAATGGCTTGGAAATAGATACCTTAGTTGGTGATTATGACCATGCCAATATAATGCCTGCTTGGACTGGCGATTGTCCTGATGGTGTTAGTATGTCTATGCGTGGTGCCCGCAGAATATCTGCCTCTGCTAGTTTTATTCTTGATGCACATGAGGATATTTCTGGAAGTGGATATGATCAATACAGAGGCCATGATGTTGTTCCTGATTGTCCAGTGCTAGTTGGTGGTCTGTCGAAAGATTATTCACAACAGATTTCTACTTTCGGTGGAACTGTCGGTGACAGGAAATACTTGCGTGCTCGTGATTTGATGAATTTGAATTTCAATCTTAGATGGCAGAAGTTTAATAATTCTGAGGTTCATGATTTAATTCGTTGGATTTCATCCAGGTATGGTAGGCAGAAAGCATTTTGGGCATCGACGAGCCAGCAGGATTTTGAGCCAGCTTCAGCAATTTCTGGAACCACAGTAAATGTTTTCAAGAGCGTTGTAGCAAGGTCAACTAGATTTGATATTGAAGTTGTAACTTCTGATGGAACAAAATATCGCAGGCAAGTTTCTGCTATTTCTGATGGGGCTCCTGTTGATGGCAGAGCAACTTCTGATTTGACCATTGATACCAGCATCACAGCAAGCCTTTCTGAAATTGAGCGAATAAGCCTTCTTGTCTGTTCTAGGTTTGATAGTGATCGAATTGAATTTGACCATAGGCCAAAAATTGTGACTGTTAGCGTTCCTTGTTATGAGATTCCTGTTCCATGACAGAAACTTCAATTCAAGATAGTAACCCAATATACAAATTCTTATTTGTTACTGGACTCAACACGTACAGATATACCACAGCATCTTTCTTTATCTCGGATTCAAACGGGACATATTCTCCATCTACTATAACAGCATCAAGCGTTAAGCAGACTGGTGAGATTTCAAAGAATGGCGTGAAGATAGTCTTGCCCAGAGACGATGATTTAGCACAGGAATTTCTTGGCAAGGTGCCTGAGCAAACAACTTCTGTGACTATATACAGGACACAAGATCCAACTGATGAATCTGATTCTCTTGTTTATTGGAAGGGCAGAGTTGCTTCTGCTGAAGCAAGCAATGATTCTGTGACTTTGACTTGCGAGGATATTTTCACCTCCATGCAAAGACCAGGACTCAGGGCAAGGTATCAGAAAGGATGTAGGCATGCGCTGTACTCACCGAAATGCGGTGTCAATCTTTATGACCACGCAACCTCATCTGAGATCGTTTCCACGGATGGGTTTACAATAACAGTCTCAGGGGTTACTGATAGTGTTGGTGATTCGGTTGGTCCTGCTGGGCCCAATATTTCAGATGGTTATTTTGTTGGTGGAATTGCAGAGCTTGATGATGGTTCACTGAGATATATTGTCGGCCATTCTGGAAATGTTCTTACACTAATCTCGCCATTCAGCACTATTGACGTTGATTCTGTTGGCGTTTTTTGCACTTTGTATCCAGGGTGTAATCACAACCTAACTGATTGCAGGGAAAAATTTGACAATCTAAATAACTTTGGTGGATTCCCATATATACCATCAAAGAATCCATTTAGAAATAGTGTTGAGGGTAGCATAGTATAATGTGGCAATTTATTGCAGCTATTGTCATAGTAGCAATAGCATCTTTCGTACTTAGGCCGAAACCTCAAACGCAGCCGCCAGCAGGAATCAACGACATCAAGGCACCTACTGCTGAAGATGGCAGAGAGATTGGTGTTATATTTGGTTGTAAGTATTTGCGTGGACCAAATGTAGTCTGGTATGGCGATCTTCGCACCACGCCAATTAAAAGCAAAGGCGGCAAGAAATGATTATTACTATGCGTGATGTTCGCGCCGCCAAG